AACTTGTTTATATTCGTCGCCTACTAACCAAGGTATAATAGCAACATCATCTTGTAGGAAGTGTTCATCTATCATAACAAAGTTAGAAAGATCTCTAGCATATTCTATACTGTTAAGTTCTCTTTTATCTTTGTAATATAAGTCATGATTGCCTGTAATAAAATATACAGTTTCAAATGCGTCATTAAGTTTCTTAAAATCTTCTAGAGATGCATTCATAGTGGCAACACTAATACTTGCTCTGTGATGATTCCAGTCGCCTAAAAATATACAGGTTTCTGCATTCCTGGCTTTTGCTTCTGCAATAAACCAGTCAACATACCTGTGACAGTCCTCTATATGTAAACGGCTGTTTGACTTTAATCCGTAATGTATGTCGGTAAAACAGGCCGCTGTTTTAAACAGTTGAGCCATAAATTAATTATCAGTATCTTTTTCTGCGGATTCTCTAATTAAACGCATTTCTTCTTCGTGTTTAATCTGTCTACCGTAACTTGGTAAATGTCCTGAATCAATTAGAATATCATCTCTAATCATTTGATTTCGTTTTTCTAAATTTAAAATTCTAGTAAAACTATTATTAACTGCCGCAGTATAGTATGCAAATGGATTATCTGATTTTGCTTCGTTAAACTGTAATCCAATTTGAGATAACTGAACTAATGCTTGTCCACGCATTTCGTCTACATAAGTGTAGCCTCTCCAGTTTGCTCTGTGTGAATACCTTTCTACTAATTTTAAAAACATGGTTCCTAGTTTGTTTGTAATCCTTCCGTGATCTACACAAAACTCGCCATTACTTAAACTACCCTGCCAATGACTCCTTGCAACTTCTTTTATTTCACCGCCTATGTAAGCATAATGTTTAAAGGGAGGAAAGTTTACTTTTGCTTTTGTTTCTGCTTCGTTCCTAGGATTCTTTTTCCTGCCTGGCTCTAATGGAATATGATCCATGTCCATAACTCGGAAAACTAAATCTTCTTGATCTATACTTTTAGGATCTATTGCGAATTCTTTCTGTTTTGGTTTATTTTTATAATCTTTAGGATCATGTACTGCCATTGCGGCCTGGTATCCTATTGATTGAATTAATGCCGCTCTGTTTTCTCTAGCAACTTTAATACTGTTTCTGTTTATTTTTTTAACATCTTCTAGAATAACATCATACTTTCCGTAGTTTTCGTCTGCAACATAGCAGTAAGTCATCTTACTTTTATGGATTTCCTTTAGAATATCTTTGTTGTTTAGGTAATTAACCTTTTTTGGCTGTGCCATTAATAACTCTCCTCAAAATTATAATTCATTTATATTGTTAGTATTATACACAGTTCTAGTGTATTGTCAATAAGTATTTATAGAAACTGGTAATTTAAAACTAGTTTTAATGAATACGATAAATAGTTATATACAGGAGATTAAATGCCAAGCGGAAAGGATTATTTAAAGGGACTAATAGGTGGTGTAGGTAACAAACTTATAGGTAAAGTTCCGGGTGGGAAAGTAGTATCAGGTGCAGTTTTAGGTGCATTGTCTGATAAAGATTTCTATTCTTTCTTTTACGATGGAAATGCAGGTCCTTCTAGAAACCCAGGTAGTAATTTATTATTTGGTGCTAGGCAATTAAGTGAACAGCAATTAAAACAACAATTAGGACAACAAAGTAATCAAGCGGCTAGTTCTACAGCAATAAATCCCAGCGAAGGCGAAGGCTTTACTAGTAACTTTGACTGGAGAGCAAGACTTAGACCAAAAAATGGTGGTAGAGATCGATTCTACGGATCAGGTACGGGTAGTAGTATAATGGATCCAATCAAAGCATCAGGCGGATTAGTTTGGCAATATGTGCCTCAGATTTATGTATCTGGTTCTGCAGAATATGATATGGCGCAGATGCAAGGTATGAACTTCCCAATTAATACATACCAAAGTTCTACACCTCCTAGACTTACACTTACCTCAGAATTCACTGTAAATAATATAGACGAGGGTAGATACTTTTTAGCAATGATGCAATTTTTTAGAGTTGTTACGAAATCTTTCTATGGAGATGCCTCAGTGGCCGCAGGAACATTTGGTACTCCACCACCAGTTATGCTATTTGAGTATTTAGGTGATCATGGATTTAATAAAGTTCCTGTTATTGTTTTATCTTATTCTTTTGAATTTAGACAAGACGTTGACTATGTACCAGTATCAGTTAAAGTAGGAGAAGAAGAGACCACAACGTATGTGCCTACAGAAGCCACTGTTACTTGTGATATATTCCCTAATTATACACCACATAAATTGCGTAAGAACTTTAATCTTGATACATTAAGAACCGGAGCCGCATACAAAGACGGGTACATCTAATGGCAGATTTTCACAGAAGAGACAGTTTTTTAAAAAGTGCAGGAACATTTGGAAGTTTTTTAGATGTAAACAATTTACCTAAGATACCATCTGGTGCTTTTGATATAGATTACAAAATTAAGGAAACAGAAGCAGGCAGGCCTGATATTCTAGCAGGTAATTTGTACGAAAATTCTAGACTTTGGTGGGTATTCGCTCTTAGGAATCCTGATGTTTTAAGAGACCCTTTAGAAGATTTCAAAGCAGGAGTAATTATAAAAATTCCTTCCCCAGAAGATGTGAAAACATTGTTAGGATAATCCATGCCCGGCAATTACTATACAAACGAAAAAGACAACGGCTTCCTAGGAAAAGTTGCTGGTAATCTTTTAGACCAATTTGATAATCCTTCTTACAATGCTAAACTATATTTAATAGCCGCATCAGAAGATAATAGTACAACAACTCCGTCAGACGATAATAGTCGAGAAGATACCGGAAAAAAGACAATCTCTCACGGTGGATTCCTTAACGGAGCCAATCATGCAAAGCCCGAAAATACTGTAATACTTGCACAAACCGGCGTAACTGGGATTTTAATAGACAATATAGAAATACTTTCAGTTCCTAGTGGACAAGGTATATCATTAAGTAAAACAGTTTCATGTTCTATAAGACAACCTGGAGCCGCAAACTTTATGGACATGATAGTACTTGCAAGGAGAAGATTAGGGATTCCAGGATTGGCAAGTGAGGCTCCTTTCTTTTTGGAAATAAACTTTCAAGGATATCAAGAATCTGATATGGCTTATAGTACAGGTTCTGCAGATGTAGATGCAGGTGGACAAATAAAGGATATTACCGGACCATATAGATGGAGGCTAGAACTTATAAATGCAATTATTGAATTAGACTCTACTGGATCTAGATATGATTTAGATTTTGCAGTAATGGATGATCTAATTTTTGCTGATACTCATTATAAAACAAAAAGTACAATAAAAACACTGGGTAGCACAATAACAGAACATGTAAAAGATTTCGAAAAAAAATTAAACGAATACGAAAAACAAAAAGCAGACTCTGAAAAAACAGGTTCGCCGGACAAGTATACATTTAATTTATCTAATCTAGTACCAGGAGAAGGTGGCGGACAAGAAATTATAACAAATGAAAATTTAGCAGAAAACAGATTAGACACATCAACAGATAAAAAACCTAAAGACGCTCCGGATAAAGATGCAACTGTTAGACAAGATAATGAAAAGAAGACAGCAGATAAATCTCTTTCTGAAAATGAAAAGGCAGAACAATTTGAAATGACTTTTGAAGCAGGTATAACTATAGAGAAATTTATAGGCGAATTACTTGCAAAGAATGACGACTTTGTAAAACATGTTACTCGTACAAAGGGAATGACTGTTGAAAACATAGAGGGCGAAGCAGACCCTCAACAGACTCACGTAAATTGGTTTTCTATTAACGGAAGCATTAAACAATTAGAATTTGACATTGTTGGAGAAAGATACCCGAGAGAAATAATTTATCAACCAGCAGTTTACAAGACCCCGGTTGAAGGACAACTTCAAGATGTTAAAGAAACCAAATTAGATAAGCAAGCCACAGCAAGTAGAATACAGGCTATGGAAATTAAAAAGGCTTACGAATATATATTTACAGGAAGAAATGATCAAATTTTAAATATCGATCTTAAATATCCGTTAGGTGTAAATATGCTAATACCTGCTAAGGGAGGTAGATTTTCTACTCCTTTATTGAGTAATATTACCAAGTTTAGTTCTGAACCTCAAAGTGCAAGTGAATCTCTAGACGGTAAGGCTCTTGCAGGTGTGGCCGCTTTTCTAAGTGATGCTAAAAAATTCTTAGACATATTTAAAAAGGCAAAAGATGGAAGTATCAGTGATCTTGCAACAGCGGCCGGACTTAACCCTGCACAAATAAAAGACGTACTTGCCGATAAAGCCGGGGAGACAGCATCTGCACTAGTTGAAAGTTTGTCTAATAAACAAATAGCAAATGCTGTAGCAAGTGCTTTAACTAGTAAACGTAGTACTTCTAACCAGTCTGGCTCTGCTACAGAAAGCGACAGACAAAGATTAATAGATTCCTCCGTAGGAGAAGAATACAGTCCTGAACCTAGTGGTTATGTATATGGTGCTGATCTATTAGGTGGTACACATGCATTTGGCGAGGGTATTACACAAGAACAAAGAAATAAAGCGAAAAAAACTATTCAAGAAAACATTGATAGTCAGGACACTTCTAACGGGCTAAACATATCTACTAAATCAGAAGTAAATAAAGAAGAAGCAAGAGGACCACAAAGTCCCAGTAATACTTTATTCGGTTACTTATATGGACAAAAATCTAGTGCAGATATATTATTAAATTTAGATATGCAACTTAGAGGAGACCCATGGTATTTAGGTGAAGTTGATAAAGGGTTTACAGATAGCGAAGAAAATAAACCAGTAAAAACAAATAAATCTACTACAGATGCCTTAATTACCAGTGGCGGTGATAATTTTGTGCTGTTTGAATTGAGACAGCCTATGTATTTCGATCCTTTTATATCTGATGAAGACGATAATGTTGGCTTATACGCAACAGGCGGACAAAGTTATTTTATAACCGGAGTATATAGAATAATTGAAGTTATTAACAGTTTCAATGGGGGAGTATTTACTTGTAATCTTAGAACGGCTAAGGAATTAAGTATCGATTTATCTAAAATGGATAACAGATATGAGGATAGTATGGAAGATATACAACAACAATACGAAGAAGAAGGCAGATCTATATTAGATCGTAAGAACAAGGAAACCGAAGAAAGAAGTGAGCTATGGGACAACCCTGACTATGTTCAGAAAGTTGCTACTGGTTCAGCCAGCACATCAGCAGAGGATATGTTGAAGAACGGAACTATAACATCAGCACAATACAACAACTGGAAGGCGAAATACGGTGGCTAAACATTATTACACATCAAAATCTAACAAGGTCTCACATAGTGATCCTACAAAAGAGCGTGATAGTACAAAACGATACTTTGGTGTATATACCGGTGTCGTAGATGAAAATGTAAATACAGAAAAAACAGGTACAGTTGCAGTTTATATTTCTGCATTAAATGATGATCCTTGTGAACAGGTATTGTTTGATGCTGTTTATACATCTCAGTTTTTCGGAACGTCACCATATGGAAATGTAAAAAGTGACGATATAACATTAGACGATAATGCAGTTAAGTCCTATGGATTTTGGACGCCACCGCCTGACGTAGGCAGTATAGTATTAATAGTATTTGGAGATGGGCTACTTTCTAAACCTTATATAATCAGTCAAACAACTAACGGCATGCCATTTAATCAAATGGTACCTGGTATTGCAGGAGGTCCTAGTTTTCAAGGTGGTCCGTTTAATACACCTACAACAGAAAAGAATCAATATGACCCTGATCCCATTCACAATGGAAAGTTAAGGCCTATATACCATGATTTTGCAGAAGCAATTACTAAACAGGGTCTTATAAATGATCCTTTAAGAGGGGCAACATCAAGTAGTTCTAGAAGAGAATCACCTAGTGAAGTATTAGGTATACTTACTAAAGGACCTAGAAACGATAAGGGAGATTCTATAGGTCCGGGGCATCAATTTATAATGGATGATGCACAAAACAATTCTAATATAAGATTAAGAACAGGTGGCGGAACACAAATATTAATGGACGATACGACCGGTTCTATATATGTGATTACTAAAAACGGTAAAGCATGGTTTGAATTAGATAAAGACGGTAATATAAACTTTTTCGGCGAGGGCTCTATGAGCATTAGAAGTAAAGGTGATTTTAATTTACGAGCTGATAAGAATGTTAATATAGAAGCAGGTAATGACGTAAATATAAAAGCAGTCGGCGATAACGACAGATCAGGTTATAAAGGCGTAGCATCAGCAGTTGGTGCCTTGGGTCTGCCCCCTTTAGGAGTGGGCGGCAAAGTAAATTTACATTCTGCAGAAGATACAAATATTCATGCTAATTCTAATTTCCTTGCAACAGCGAATTCCGGTGAAATGCAACTGAGTGCCGCAGGCAGAATGACTATGACTAGTACGTTAGGTACAGCATTGCAATCAAAAGGATATATGACTGTACAGGCTGATTTAAAGGTAGACGTATTAGCCGGAGGTGCCGCAACTCTTTCAGCAGGAGGGACTACAAATTTATTTGGATCAACCATAGGATTAAATAATCCAGGTACACCTCCTTCTCCAGATCTTATCCCGGCAATACCAGCTCAACAACTAGGCGGAGTAGAGAAACCTGACCAGTCTTCTGCATCACCTGAATACGATCGAGAAGAGGCTAACCCTATATTAAATGGCGGGCAAAGGCCTGAAAAGGGACCTCTTATTAATACTATAGTAGGAAAATTAATTACCGCAGAGCCATTTAATGGCCATGGGCAGTTTGATCCTAGTACTGAAGACCCCAGCAGTATCGAAGAAGATAAATCTGTAGATGGTGAAACATTAGAAAACCAAATAGACCCTACAGATGATACGCCTGCAGATGCAGATACTCCGGAAGGAACAAATGTAGGTAAAGCATTCCAAGAAGCAAAAGACGGCGTAAAAAGTGTGTATGAAGATTATAATAGTGCATTAAGTGACTTTAATGCTATTAAAAATTTAAATTTGAGTAATCTAGATGGAATCATGCAAATGGCAGATATGCTTAACATTGCTATACCTCCCTTCAGAATACCTACAACAAATGCATTATCACAAAAAATTATTGGGCAATCTAAAATACTTAAAGACTTAGAGGCACAGTACAACCAATTTTCTTTAGATGAATTTGGGTTACCTTTAGATTTAAAAGATAGTGTAGTAGCAGGAATGAAAGACGATATTAGTAATATAGTTAATGAGGTTACAGGCGGTAACGTAGAAGATTTCAAATCGGCCGCAGACGACAAAACTAAAAAAATATTAGGAGACACAGGTGGCTGATGTATTTGATAAAGTAGTAGAACGACTATCTGATAAAGGAATAGAAGTGTATTTAGACGGTCCTAGTATAATTTATATTCATAAAAAAACAGGGGTCAAATTAGTAGAATTTATAAATGGCATAGGCCCTGCGGCTGATAGACTTGCTCTAGAATCTGAACTAAAAAATGCCTTATCTCAGGCTAAGGATATTGTAACTGTGCCACTAAATAAAAATCAACTTGGCGCATTAGCAAGTCTTATTGCACATATAGGTATAGATAACTTTGCAAGAAGCGAACTCTTAGTTCAACTTAATAAGGGAAATTATAAAGCAGTACCTAAACTTATGCAAAGATTTAGAGTGGGTAAGATAGGAAAGTTTTCTAGACCTACTGTAAGAGCAGATTATGTTGCTAGGAGAAGGTATGAAGCAGAATTATTTTCTACTCCGGGTCACTTGAAATGGCAAGTAGAAGCAGAAGGTTCACAGAACACATTGTTTCCAGATCAAAAGAATATAAACTTTAATGAAATGAGAGCAATATTGATATTCGCTAAAAAACGAGCATTTAACAAACTAGGTATATTCTTTTAGGCTATCTGTCTATTAGATTTTTTAAGATCAGCAACTTCAACTAACGCTCTGTATTTTTGTTCTTGCTCGATTGCAATATTTTCTTCAAGCAGTTTGATTTTAGCTCTTAAATTAGCACATTCATTGTTCTTATCAACAAGCATACGTCTTAGTTGTTCTTCTAAAGTATCGTTCAAGGGTTTTACTTCTGACATATCATTTCTCAATTATTTTCTGTAACAAATCTGTTACATCATTATTTAACAAAACTCCGCTATGTCCTGCTTCTATATAGACATTCTCGGTATTTTTGAACTTTGGGGGTGTGGAGGATTGACTAGAAACTAATATCATACCATCATTTGCTTGGCCGCCTAACCCTGCTAAAGGATTAGAACTACCGGTACAAACAACATTAGTGTGCTTGCCTGTATAAGTTTTTTCTTGTAGGAGTCTTAGTACATCTGCGCCAGGCTTAGTATTTTCAAATACTTTACTATTTCTGAAAATCATAGAAAGTATCCTAGCCACTGGCGTACCTTGCCATGGTGTCGCAATAGTAACTAAGTGATCAACTTTATTAGGGTAAACACTTGCATACCAACTTGCTAGTAACCCTCCAAAACTGTGACCTACTAGTACAACTTTGCCTTTGCCCCATTCTCTTTCTTTTTGCATTCTAATGTATTCAACTAAATCGTAAGGATCTTGTTCCATATCATATGCTGGTGCAAAGAAAGGATGTTCCGGTATCTTTAACGTAAAATAATTAAAGTTATCCGGGTCTGCATTGGCACCGTGTAAGTAAATCACATTCTTCATATCCTTATTGTAGCATCATTACAGAATAAGTCAAGCATAAATTAAAACTATATTTAATTAATTTGATAAATACTTACATGGCAACATTATTCAAAGGCTTCAGTACTGTAGACAAAAATAGGGCACCTTATACCCTAACAGATACTGATCTTATAAAAAGAGATTTATTGAATCACTTCTATACAAAGAAGGGAGAGCGAGTAATGAGACCTAATTTTGGTAGCATAATTTGGGACATGTTAATGGAACAAGATAGTCCTATGTTACAAGAAGAAATAAAAGAAGATATTCAAAGAATCGTAGATTTAGATCCACGTGTAGAATTAGAAAATACAATTTTATATATAAATGATCAAACAATAAGAGCTGAAGTTTCAGTTAAGTATTATAATATAGATCAGGCAGACGTACTGTATATAGAATTTAATAAAAGGAATACAGAGGAAATTTAATGTCAATAGTAAATAGACAAAATAATCTATTCGCCGCAGAAGATTGGAAAGTGGCATATAAGGCATACAGTGAAGTAGACTTTCAAGCATATGATTTTGATACTATTAGATCTTCTTTAGTAGAATACATAAGAACAAACTTTCCAGAAAACTTTAATGATTATATAGAAAGTTCAGAATTCATCGCAATCATAGAATTGCTTTCTTTCCTAAGCACAAGTATTGCATTTAGAATGGATGTTAATACAAGAGAAAACTTTTTAGAAACTGCTGAAAGAAGAGACTCAGTATTTAAACTTGCAAGGATGTTAGGATATAATCCTAAAAGAAATATTCCTGCAAGTGGATTAATGAAGGTTACAAGCATTAGTACTAATGAACCTTTAACTGACAGCCAGGGTAATGAACTGTCTAATCAAAATATTTTTTGGGACGATGCTAATAACTCAGATAGTTACGAACAATTCATTACAGTTTTAAATGCGGCAATGGGCACTAGCAATAGATTCTCAACGCCTGTAAAGTCCGGCAAAATACGAGGAATTAATACAGATCAATACACTATAAGTACACCTATTACTTCCCCTATAGCACATGCATTTGAAATAAATGTAAATGGTGTTACTAGACCTTTTGAAATTGTTAATGGTGATTTTTACGATAATGAATACTTTTACGAAAAGCAACCTAACCCAACAAATGATTTTGGCTTCTACTATAGAAACGACGGATTAGGCCTAGCAAGTGAGAATACAGGTTTCTTTTTACTATTCAAACAAGGCGCACTATCTTTTGATGACTTTAATTACGAAACACCATTAACAAGTAGATTTGAAGATATTTTAAAACAAAATATTAACGAAACAGATGTTTTCGTGCAAGAAGTAAATACACAAGGTGTTGTAGAAAACCAATGGACTAAAATCCCAAATACAGTTGGCCAAACATTGAACTATAATAGCCAAGCATTAAACACTAGAAATTTATATTCAGTAGAAAATTTAAATAACGACGGAATAAGAATTAAGTTTCCAGATGGAAATTTTGGTAATGTGCCATCGGGCATTTTTAGAATATGGCATAGATCAAGTGACGGCAGTAGATATTCAATACATCCAGATGATGCAAATAATTTACAAGCAACTATACCGTATGTAAACGCAGAAGGCTCTCAATATAGATTAACAGTAACATTCGGGTTAGAGAATGTTGTAAACAATAGTTTGCCTGCAGAAAGTTTAGCAAATATTAAAGCAAGAGCACCGCAAACATTCTATACGCAAAATAGAATGGTGTCAGCACAAGACTATAATGTGTTTCCTTTAAGTCAAACATCTAACATTTTAAAACTAAAATCAACAAATAGAACACATGCAGGCCATAGCAGATATATTGATATAAGTGATCCCACTGGAACATTTCAAAGTGTTGAGACTTATGCAGAAGACGGGTATCTTTATAAAGATGACGATCCGAGTACAAAGCAATTAATTGTAAGTGATAACAATACGCCTTCAGAAGTTATTGATAACACTATTGTTACATTCCTAAAAGGGCAAAGATTAAATAATACAGTTTATGATACTCTAAGAGAAAAATGGAACGACTTCATACCAACTAAATTTATTACAGATACATTAAATATTAGATGGAACCCATTACCAGTTGCTACACAAAGTACTACAGGTTATATGACAGAAACATTTAGTAGTGAAGATACTGTAGTAATGGTAAACAATACAGAATCCACAAAGGTGTTTCAAGAAAACACGTTTGTTAAATTTGTAGATCCAACAAACATAGCAGATTATAAATGGGTTAGGATTACCGGAGTAGATAGCAACGGCGCATTATCAAGTGGATTAAGTACAAGTATAGGACCGTGGACTTTAAGTCAACCTATTAACTCAAACTGGAGAGCAGAAGAAGTTATTTCAAGTTTGAGAAAAACATTTACAGCAAATGAGAAAGTAGCCATACAGAATGCTATTTCTAATAAGAGTACATTTGGATTAGGTTTTGATCTTACAGCTCAAGAATATTACATAATTACAAATAGCAATCTACTGAAAACAGGAGCATTAGGCATAGAACATGCTAAAGATACAACGTTAAATAACTTAGATAATAGTTGGTTAATGTTGTTTGAATTCTCCCCAATTGATGCTACAAGTTATAGATACAATGTAACTATACGTGGTCTGTCATATGTTGTACAAAGTGTTAACGATTTGAAATTCTACAATGTAAAATCTGTTAAGATCACAGACAACACAACAAAAGCAGTAAAAGATACAATTACATTTAATACCTTAAATTATAAACCAGGTGTTACTGAAAGTTTTGTTTGGGCAGATTCTGATAGCGACAATATTGCAGACGCATGGCAAAGTTTAGATAATTCTGCATACTATGATCCAAATGGTTTAAGAACAAATATTGCATTAAGATCTAGAGATGTAAAATGGTTTGATGTAAACGTAGTATGGCAAAGTAACTTCGCAATATTACAAGGTTTAGGTACTCCTAAAGCAAATATTATAATAGAAAATAGATTCGTAAATGCGGCTAATGTTGCTTTAAATCCTTATTTTGATGATGGAAATGTATCTACAAATAACGTAACATTATCTAATAATGATGGACGTATAAGTAAGTTACCAAGCACTATAACCATACCGTTTACAAATACTACTTTTGGATATAATATTTTAGATTCAGTTGGAAATGTTACCTACAAACAATACAATGCAACGACCCAATTAACAGAATATTACCATGGTGGTGTATTTACTACTGGAACAACAGGTGTCAGATCATACGGTATTACAGGAAATGTATTTAATAGTACCGCCGACAGAGGAAGATTAGAATTAACATCAGTAGACCTTGCAACAGAGACCGGGGTATTAACATATACAAACTTAGATGACAATTACTACACTTTTGCTAGTGATACAACAGGTGCTATTAGTAGAGATAAGATTTTAGTTGAGTATCTTACAGCAAAAGATAGACTAGAAGAAGACATAGTTTATACAATTACAGATGTGTTCAAATATACAGATGGTTATACTGATAATAGAAAGGTTAAAGTCGCACCAATAGATGCTAATAATGACTTAGTTCCAGACAAACCGTTTCAATTTAATGAATTTGTGTCAAGTACAGATTTAATTATATTTGAAAATTACAGTGACTTCGATGGGTATGTATATGACCGACCTGTTAGTGGAGTTATTTTAGACTGGAGAGGAGAGACAGATTGGGATAATACTAAATCTAGTTCTACACCTCCTACAATATCTCCTATAACTTATTCTGACCCAGTAGAATGGAGTACTGTTGATTATATATTGTTAGATACTTTAGTAATGGCAGAAAAGTTTGAGAATACAGCAAATCAATATTTTGGTATTAAAATATATGTTGTAGAAAATGAGAAATTCTATGTAATGACAAGAAGTAGTACAGATGCAAATAGTATTAGTCTAGTAGAGACAACAGATTGCTTTGTTAAAATAGGACGAGGCAAAGACCAAGATACAAGAGTAGGCGATGTTAGACCATGTGTTATAAAATGGGATCACAGAGCACCTAACGACGTAAGAATAGACCCAAGCATTAGTAATGTCGTAGAAATGTTAGTACTAACATTGTCCTATTATGATGCTATACAAAAATATATAAATGTACCAGGTACAGCATATCCTCTAGCACCTACAAGTGACGAATTATCTAATGAATTTATAAATTTAGAAAACTTTAAAAATGCCAGTGATACTATTGTATACAAAAGTGCTAAGTTTAAAAGATTATTTGGTGCAGATGCAGAAGAAAGCACAAGAGCAAAATTTAGAGTCGTAAAACTTGCAGGTTCATCTCTAAGCGATAATGAAATTAAGACAAAAGTTATTCAAGCATTCAATAAATATTTTAATGTTGACAATTGGGAGTTTGGAGAGAATTTTTACTTTACAGAATTGAGCAGTTATGTACATCAACAATTAAGTGGAATCATAGGAAGCATTGTGATCGTACCTAAAAATAATTCAGGAACATTTGGAGATTTATTCCAAATTAAAGCAGAGTCTAATGAGTTTTTTGTTAGTACAGCAAAAGTCTCCGATATAGAAATTATAGATAAAATTACTAAAACAACATTGGCTAACTAATGGCAAATAAAATTTATAAAAAATTACCCGGTATTCTACAAACAAATACTGTAAAAAACTTTTTTGAAAGTACTGTAGAGCAACTTTATAGTAAAGCAAACTTAGAACCAATAAGTGGCTTTATAGGTAAAAAAACATCTAAAGATAAACTAGTAGATGGCGTATGGATATACGAAGATGATGTTAATAAGCAATTTTATAGTTTAACACCTGCCGTAAACACTACAAATGCAACAACAAACATAAGTGAAGACTTTATGTTTTATGATGAATTAGTAGCAACATTAAAAAATTATAATGTTGAAATGTCGGATGAGAATAAAATATTTTCAACACATTATCAATCGTTTCTTCCTCCCATAGAATATAATAAATTTATAAATTATCAAGAATATTTTTGGACACCGCATGGTAGCATAAAAACTTTAACTGCATCTATTTCTGCAGATAGTAACAGAACAGCAGGAAGTTACACGATAGATTCTAGTGAATATACTACAAGCGGCAATGGATTTAATGCAGAATTTTCTGTGGTAATCTCTTCGAACGGTTCCGGAACTGTAAGTCTTAATAAAGAAGGTCTATATTTTGATACAAACGATACTGTAACTATAACAGACGCTAATTTAGGCGGTGGCGGTGGTGCTGATATTACATTAACAATTACAGATGTAATTAAATCACCTACAGCAATTAATGTATCTGGTACTGCAACTAACCCTATAGACGTAGACAAGGACATTGTAGGTAAACCTACATATACTCCTTTAGGCGGCACAACATTTAGAAACGGCATGAAGATTGCATTCGCAGGAAGTTATGTTATAGATAATTCTAAGTACAGCGGTAATGAATATATAGTAGAAGGCGTAGGCGAAGAAATAGTACTTGTACCAGTAATACAAAATTATTCTAATGGGTACAACAATCCACAAACAAGTAAAGATTATGTTTTATTAGGCAGAGGAGCAGTAAATAATAATGTTTGGAGTAGAGTAAATTTTTGGTATCATAAAGAAAACTTTACTGATGCTGGAGACGACATTCCGGCTAAAGTACACCAAGCAGACAGGCCTATTTTAGAATTTGACAAAGATTTAGAATTATATAATCACGGAATAACTAGCAAAGGAAACGTAGACGTTAGTTCAGAATTATTATATAGTGAGATAAATGGATTAGATGCAAGTAATGTAACGATTGACTCAGTTACTGTGCAAACAGGAACAAAGATTATTTTTCCTAATGAAAGTTCTGCTATTTCCAAAAATATTTATGTGGCAACGGTTGCCAATGCATCATTATCAAATGCAATTAGTTTAAGTGTTGATAGTACCTTTGATGAAAACAATACTGTTTTTATATCATCGGGTAATCAAGAGATTGGAAAAGAGTACTATTACAATGACGGGTTAGTACAAGCACAAATTAAATCAAAATTAAACCAAGCACCTTTATTTAATCTATATGATGATATGCATAGATATTTAGGCAACAAACTTATATTCCCAAGTAGTACATTTACAGGCAACAAAATATTTGGTTTAGAAGTAGGCACTGGGACTAAGGACCCAATTTATGGAATTCCTTTAGTATATAGAGCATTTAAAAGTGCAAGTGAAATAAGTTTTATAAACTTTATAGATACTACTACTTACTCGCATATTACATTAGGTGGTACAGATTATACCGATATAAGCGGAAATTATAAGTATAAATTATGTAAAACTAAGCCTAGGTATTTTAATACATTTAAAGACGTTACTGCTAAAAGCAAACAACGAATAGAAACAATACATGAAATTACAAGAACAAAATTAGATGAGTTCTCAACAAAATTTGATATAGGTTGTGTACCTGATCTATTGTCTAATTCGATAGTAGACAACGACGGTAGCCTTGATTTAATTGTAAAAAAGAACGGTGTATCTTTTACTAACTTTTCTTATATAGATAATAGCATTACGATAGAAAGAAAATATCTTGCTGTTGGCGATATATTTGAAGTTAGTGCATATAGTTCCTCAGGACTAATTATTTCTACAAGCAACAAAAGTAAACATGCTTTACCATTAGCATGGAGCAATAACCCTTTAAATAAAAGTATTACAAAGATATCAGAACCTGAATATTTGTCACATTTTAAAAAATACATGGAAGGTCAAATTGGGTTTACTGGGGATTCATTAAATGTAAACAATTTTAGTGACTTGGAAAAGAAGGCAGATTATGCTACAGATATTGTTCAAACTAATGAAGATCTAATATTAGGAGCATTTTTATTAGATGACAAACCTCACAATTTGGTAGAGGCTCTAAGATTTAATGCAAACGAATATGGAAAATATAAGAAAAGATTTTTTAAAGAGTTAGAAAACTACTTTAATATAGTTGACTTCTCAGAAGTTAGTAATGAGGAAATTTTAGAAAAAGTCTTAAGAAATTTAATATCGTTTAGTGTTGGCAGAAATGTTTTCGGTGACACTTATGTTATGCCATTTGGTGATAACTATGCGAAGGAGACTAAGATAATAGATGATATTACTTTAAGTTCTCACACATTAACAAGTACAGCAGATTTAGATAAAATAGAAAATAGTTTATTAGTATACTACACAAGGAAGGGTGTAAAAACATTAATGACTATTGGTGATGATTATACATTAACATATAGTCCTTTAACCGTAACATTTAACAATTACACTCCAGAACTATTAGATGAGTTAGAATTCAAAATTTACAATAAAGATAGAGATAGTGTAGAGTGTCCTCCGACACCTAGTACTATGGGTTTATATCCACTTTATTTGCCTTACAAAGAAAGTGATACGAGTTTTACAGAAGCACAAGATGTAATTATAGGTCATGACGGTAGTAGGCTTCCTGTATTTAACGATCTTAGAGACGACATAGTACTAGAATTTGAAAAAAGAATATATAACTCAGCAAAAGCAGAATTTAGGACAGCAAACAGTTTACCCGCACTTAATATTTCAGAAACTAGACCAGGTGCTTTTAGATTAGATAGACTTTCAACATCAGAATTTAATGATTTATTACAAACAAATTTCGAAAACTGGGTAATTGAAAATAAAGTAGATCCTATTGTAAACGAATTCTATGATGCTAACGACTCATGGACATGGAATTACAGAGGCGACTCTGACTTGCCAGGGCACTGGAGAGGCTGGTTTGAATACTATTACGATACAGTAAGACCTCATACACATCCATGGGAAATGCTAGGGTTCACAGAAAAACCAACTTGGTGGGACTCACAATATATTACAACAGCATATAGTGATTATGGCAGTAACAATACTCCTATGTGGAGTGATTTAGAAAAAGGAATAATCAGGCAGGGTAATAGAGAAAACATTACAAATGATAATTATATTGGTAATTCTCATGGTGACCACAATATTTATACAAGAAAATTATCAGGAAGAAGAACAGGATTATTAGATTTACTTCCTGTAGATTCAGATGCAAATTTAAAATCCCCATACGACATAGGTAATACTGGGTCTACAACTAAAAATATTAGATACAGTGAAACCATTTTAGACACGTCGCTAGGATTTAAAACAACAAGTTTTTTAAAGAAAGACGGCATAAACATATCATACGATGCTAATAAAATTTATATTAGAAGTATATCTAAGCCAAACTATTCTAGACAATTAGTCACAGAGCCTGATCCAATTAAGTTCTTAACGCAAACATATAGTTTATCTAATACCATAGACTTAACAACAGTTGCAGAAGGCAATGGAACAGATAATAATTTCAGTGACGGTGCAGTGGGAATACTAATAAACGGTCTTCCTCTTATGAGTGTTTTATCAAGTAATACCTGGAGTACAACAGGTTGGATTTACAATAAAGAATATGAAGATAGTAAATTAAGAAATTCAGGTGACATTGCAATAACAAATACAAGCGGAGTTGCAACTACAACGGTTATAACTTCTGAAATGTCAAATAGTAGTGTTTGGGGAGATAGCTCAACACACTCGGGTATTGTAGGATGGGCATTTGACGGCTTACCAATTTACGGACCATATGGATATACAGATCCAATGGATTCATCTAGTGCTATAACAAACATTAAAAGTGGATTTGTTCTTAGCACAGATATAAGACCGAATGGCCCAGGTGGGGCACCAACAGGTGTATTTGTACAAGATTACAGATATGATACCAGTACTGATACTGCCCTTGGGTATGCAAGTAAATATAATCATAGAGTAGGATACACTCCTGATTCCCCTAGTTCGCCTATAAGATATTACGTTGTTACAATCGACGATACAGGAACACCAATGTTCCCTTACGCAATTGGAGGAGTTGCAGACACAACTTCAGAACTACCTGAGTCAAGTATGACTTTGAACACATACGTAGGAAAAACGTTGGCTACACTTAACAATATAGCACAAAATAGTGTTGGACAAGTTGTTCCAGACGACGGTGCAACTAAGGCTCAAACAAGTACACCAAATATCAGGCAATCTAATACTACGGAAATACTAAATTCTTGGAAACTAGGAGATGGTGCTCCTGTAGAAAATGCATGGAAATATAGTGAAAAATATCCATTTGCAGTAGTAGAAGCATTGCTTTTACACAAACCAGGACAATTTGCTACAGTATTCAGCGACCCTACAAAAGTTTTAGAACTGTCACACAGTCTATATGAAGGCGGATTTAATAGAAATTATTTAAGTAAACTTACTAGAAAAAGTTGGGACTTCTCATCCAGTACAGATTTCGAAATACATGGTGATATAGATGACGACAGAAATATAGTAACTAATATAGGCTATACACAATTTATTAATAGTTGGTTACGATTCCAAGGCTTAGACATAAAAACATTCTTTGCAGATAAAGTTAGAACACTTAATACAAAACTAGGTTATAGATTCTCAGGTTATGTAGACAAAGACACAATGACAATGTCCATGGATCAATATAGTACAACAGGAAATAGTACTAATCTAATTATACCTCAAGAAAATATTACATTATCCGTACATAACTCTCCGTATAAATCTAGAAATGTATATCAGGGTGTAATAATACAAAAAGCATCTACAGGATATATAGTAAAAGGTTACGATAAAAATTTAGGTCATTTTAAAATTTTAGAAAGTGACGTCACTGGGAGATCAGAAAAACTACAGGTAGGTGGAGAACCTCATCCTTATGTAGACTGGCAGGCAAATACATCCTACAACAAAGGTACTATAGTAAACTATAATGATGTATATTACGAAGCAAAAGATTATGTACCAGGTGCAAATACATTCAGCGGGTTATTATATAAAAAACTAAATAGGTTACCACAGATTGATTTCAAAGAAGGTGCGGTATATTTAGACACAACAGGAACAATTAAAAAAGTAGATTACGAAACAGTTTATACATCAGAACAAGATGTATTTGACTTCTTAGTTTCTTTAGGAAGATATCAAAAGGATTTAGGATATACGTTTGGTGAATATGACATAGACATAAACGATACAAGAGACTGGATCTATTCTGCAAAACAATTCTTATTCTGGTTGCAAGATAACTGGCAAGTAGGTAATACTTTAGAGTTGTCTCCGATGGCTAATAAAATAACATTTGAAACTACAAAAGGGTTTGTTGCAAAAATTAAACGTAGTGAATATAATATGTTTAACATTATGGATAAAGACGGAAAGTCTATAAATCCAAAAGAATGTTCCATAAATAGACAGGATTTAAGACTAGAGATTATACCCCCAAAAGGAAAAGAAATATATGCCGTATGTTTATTTGTAAGAGAAATAGAACATGCTATGGTATTAGATAATGTTACAGATTTTGCTGATACATTATTTGATCCTTTATTGAATCAGCAACAATCAAGAATAAGATTAAAAGGTAATAGGACAGCAAATTGGGACGGTAGATTTATAAGTGAAGGATTCCTGATACAAGAAGATTCTTTAAAACCTAACCTAGATAACTTAGCAGAAAGCATGGGAAGATACCATGAACTTGGATTTATACCTGTAGAGAAACAAGTATACGAAACTGCTAGAAGTTTATTTGGATACCAAGAGAAAAAATATCTCTCAGAATTAGAGATTGATGATGATCAACAATTTGAATTCTATAAAGGGTTTATACAGAATAAAGGAACCAAAACAAGTTTAAGTAGAATAGGAAGAAGTAGTGCTATCATACAAGGAGACATGGACATCTATGATGAGTGGGCTCTTAAAGTTGGTTCTTTCGGTGATTTAGAAAATGATCAGAGTGTAGAACTAGCACTAGTTAAATCAGACTTTGTACAGGACCCACAGTTATTCACATTGGCCTTCCCTGAAGATACAACAGGAGTTATAGACAGAATAGATGTTTTAGAAACAGATCATAAATATTTCGAATTACCTGTAATTAATATCACAGGTGACGGCGCAAATGCAACGGCTACAGCAACACTTAATACTAACGGACTAATTAGTTCTATAGCAGTCAATAATCAAGGTACTGGATATACAGATACTGTTGGCTTGACCGTAACAACTGCAGAAATAAATGTTGGAACAGTCTCCTCAACAATCGCAAACATAGAAGCAAAATCTACTAGTGCAATTACAGATTTTAATGTTACATTAAACGACAAAACATATCAAACTGCTAGAGCAGTAAGTGTATCGCAAAATGACGCATCCGGAATTGTTACTGTTACTGGTAATGTAGAAGGTATTTCTAATACGCATAGTGTGTCTTTTGTAGGCGCAGATCAAGGCAATTTAACTAGTATATATGTAATATCAAATGTAACAAGTACTACAT